CAACCAATGAAGTCTTCAGAAAGTTCAGCGGATGAACTTCTGTCTGTGATGATCCGATGGTTATGTAGAACCGATAAGTCATTTTCTTATAATTCTGGTCTTATTGCCTCGCTTTATTATCCTCGCCGTTGGTGTTTCAATCACTTCTGCACTCACCCCAAAATGCCGGTTAAGTTTCACCAACTCACCCTGTAAGCGGTCAAGTCTTTCATTCGTCTGGGACACATCCACTAATATGTTGTTATGAACATCAGCCATCTGAGCAACCGGAATCTGATCTTTGTTAAACGAAGTTACTATCTGCCCAAACTGTTTGCCATATTTAGCCGTTGCCCGTTTCGACAGAACACCCCACATCTCACCGCGCTCAACTTCTACATGATCTAAGAATCTTTCGCCCCCTTGTGCGTGTGAACGTCCTGTAATCATTCCCGTTTCAGTCCCCGCACCACCTTCAGCGAGTTTAGCCGCTGCTGCTGCTTTAAGTTTCGCCGCAGCAAAGGCCGCAAACATAGCCGCAACCGTCGCGATGGCAATCGGAAGTAGCGGACCTGGGAAAGCCTTGAACGTCTCGGCTGCGGCTGATATCAATGACACTGTCTGCGTGACGGTTTCAAGTTTGCGTTTTGCTTTTATCGCGGCCTCTTCTTGTTTGAGTGCCTTCTCTCTCTGCTTCTGGAGTTCTTCGAGTTCCTTACGCTTGGCATCTACGTTTGAAGCAAAACCGGCCTTCATGAGTTCCATTTCAGCCTCTAATGCCCGTTGCGTTTCACTGATCTGAGTGTCGAGAAGTTCGCGTGTCCGTTGTGCGTCTTCTACCCGTGCATCAAATATCTGATCTAACGCATCAATTGTATCATTAACTGCGCCCTGTAATGCTTCTTTCTGCTCATCATTGAATCCCATCTTTGTCCAGATGGTTTCACTCGCATCAATGCCGTCAATTTTCTGCTGAATAAGTCCAATTTCAGCGTCAAGAATTTCCGCACGGGCGAGTAACTCAGGGTCTTTTGATGCTTTCAACAGGTCAAGTCGTGCCTGTAACCACTTCTTCTGAATCTCTAACTCCTTACGTCCGGTGAGTTCTCCGGCAAGTTCAGCAGTCTTAATGTCAAGCTCTTCACGGAAGTCGTAGAACTTCATTCTCTCACTTATGGCCTCATCGTAAAAATCATTCCAATAGTCAAGTTCCGTCTGTTGTTCAACTCTTACGGCACGTTCAGCACGAAGGTTAGCCGAGGCACGAAGTCCGTCAAGATATTTATAATGTTCTTCGGTTAAGTCTCCTAACTCCTTCAAATGATCTTCTAATAACTGTACCTGGCGAAGTTCAAACTCCTGCTCCGCGCGTATGCGTTCAACTCCTGTCAGTTGTTCAATCTGGGCCTGTTCGTATTCATCGCGAAGTTGTGCAGTAGCTTGAATGAACTTTTCAAGGTTCTTTAATCGGTCATCTTGCGACTTCTTTTCATCTTTGACCTGTTCGTTGTTCGCCATCTCAATGGCAATATTTGCCCTCACAGTGCTTGTCACGGCCCGTGTTTTTGCATCTTCTATTGCGGTCAGTGCCGAAACGATATTATTACGTACATCATCATTAACAAGTTGCCATTTTTCAAGATCATCAGACAGTTTCACTATCTCTGCCGAAGTTCCGGCAATCTGATCTTTATATGCTTTAATAAGTACCGGATCTGGGCCTCCAGAAGAAGGCATCAACACCCCTTCGGGCGAAACACTTACTTCGGCGCGTTTGGCTTCTTCGGCTGCGAGATTAGATACTGCCGTCCGGTAATCTTCAATAGCCTTTTTATTTTCTTCAAACGCTTTATTCTGTTTCAGATTAAGGAGTATCTGGGCGTTGGCCGCTTTTGCCTCTTCACTATCTGCCTCTGCTCTTATACCCATAATCTCGCGGGCGCGTTTCAATTCACTCTCAAGTCTGAGATTAGCAAGTTCCAGAGCTTCCTGCTCCCCTTCTATTGTTTTCTGAATATACTTCTCTGCGGCTTCAGCACGTTCCGAATAAGCCAACCCAGTGTTACGATATATCTTTGCAAGCTCAGCGAGTTCAAACTTACGTTCGCTTTCACGAATCGTTAATTCTCGTTGGCGGTCATTTATATAATCCTGCTCATCAGCATACTCACGCCCTGCCTGTCGTGCTGCTTTCAACCCCTCAGCCAGATTCTTCAGGCTTGTTTCACCTGTCGCAATAGAACGCCAAAGTTCGTCAAGTGCAAATTTAAATCCAGTAATCTCACGTTTAAGGAAGTCAGCCGTCGGTTGTGTACTTGCCATAATAGCCTTAAAGACCTTTATCGCAGCATTAACAGACAAATAAGCTGCACCAAGTTTTTTAATACTACTCCAAAGATTATTGGTGCTTTTGACTTGTTTCTTTTGAGCCTCATCAACTTTAAGACCTGCCTGTTCGTATTCTTTGAGCGTCTGCTTCGCTTCGGCTATTTTCTTATTATACCGCTCAAGGTCTTCGAGCTTGTATGCTTTCTTGCGCTGTTGCTCGTATTTCTTTAATGCATCAGTAGTATCTTCAATAAGCCCCTTTTGCCGCTTCTCTCCTTCCTGAACACTGCGTTGCATTGACTTCGTTGCATCCTCAACCTGCTTAGTCTTTGTGATGTAATCCGCGTTATCCGCGACGATTTGCAGTTCTATTTTTTCGGCCATCGCTTATTCGCTTTTCAAAGTTTGAAATGAACCCAAAGAACTCAAATACATCGAACCGGCACAACCGATCAATCTCTGTCGCCTTTCCGTCGCACACCGTATAAAGTAAATCGGTCCAGTATTTTTCATTCGTAACAAGTTCTTTATATACATTCTTTACTCCTTCGGTTTCTCCTCGTTTAAAGTATTTCGGATAGTGATGTTGTAGGCTGGCATCCAACCGTCCACCAAGCTGGCTGCCAAGTGGAAGAAAGGGCTTACATCAAGCTCCTTACTCCAGCACTCTATTTTATCCTTCATCTTCGCTTCGTCAAACACCGTCACATCCTCGTCCGATTCATTGATAAACAATGCACACAACCTCAGTGCAGCAGCATCTTTGTTTTCAATAGCTGCAACCCCGTGCAGAAGATTGTAAAGCGTAACGGCCAGGTCGCCCCAGTTCTTATTCGTCTGAACAAAGTCATAAGCCTTTTGAATCTCTTTGAAAAGCTCTACGAAAGTAGTTGAGAATCCAAACTCAATCGAGATACGCTGAAGCTCACGGAATCGGTTAAATGACAAAGAGTCCTGAACGTAAAACGTCCGGCCTCCACAGGTAAATTTCTTCTCCTTAAAGTCTATTACTTTTAAACTATCCGTCATAATCAATCAGTTTATCAAATATCATTACAATCAATATCACTGCTGAAATAAAAACAACATGGTCAAAGAAATTATATCCCTTCAGGTGAGTAAAGAGATAATACCAACACGCAATCTGCCCTGAAAAACACATCAGGCAGCCACCCAGTGGCTTATAAAGCCAATCCCATTTTATCCGGTCAATCAGTCGCGCATAGAATGAAAAGATCATCCCGGGTGACATAAGAATGAAAATCACGTAGGCAACAACTGATATCTTCAATATCTCTAACATTCCACGCATCCTCCAACATTAGGTTCATGACACTCAGGAATCACAAAGAACTCAGTCTTAATATCCAAAGCGAAATAATCATAAGGTGCCATCAGGTACTGCGTTTGATGCTCATTATATGTATAGGCCGAAAATATCCCTGAATCCCTTCGTGCCTGAGATGTAACAGTGATCGTCACCCCTCGCATTGCATCAATGTCCTGAGGCACATCCGGCAATGCTTTGATAATGTCAAGAATATACTCACCCGTAGAACCGCATCCCGCGCCCTCCAATAGCTTATAATTTAACCATGCCACCAGACGGATATTGCTTTCGTAGTATAACCTCTTACCACTGCGTTCACGGAATGAGAACGACCCGTCCTCAAAGTAAACCACCGACTGATATTTGGAGTTAGGGGCAAGTTCGTCATAACACCCGTCTTTGCAGGCATCATCATATTCCATTGCACATGAAATAGGAAACCGCTTTTCTACTTTTCTATTATCTGAGGTCTGCTGTATCTTTGCCACCTGTGTCATCCCTGCGAGCTTATCAATCCACGGCAGGTCTTTGATGTAATCTACGATGATATTGGCTATCTTGTTGTTCATAAGAATCCCTGTTGCCTCCACAAATCAGTTAAACGCTTCTCAATTATACGAGCCAGCGCATTAGTTTCGTCAGTCGATAAGTCAAGAATAGTACCTTTGCGCTCGGTGTTACCAGCGAGCTTCTTCATCTGTTCTTCCGATAGTGTGCTTATCCGTGCGCGGCCAAGTTTATGTTCATCATCTCCAGATACAACCTGCACATCTGCCCACATGCGACCCGAAAATGCAAAGTCCACGAAGTTAGTCTGTCGCCCGTGAAGTTCCCGAAACTCCTTATATCCTCCGGCAAGCTCAAACAGTCGTATATTTTTACCGCCTCTTTTCAGTGTCACCCATTTCAGTTCTTTACGCTTTGCCTTTGACCCTGTTTTTTTATTACAGGCAGATTGTGTCATTTGTGAGCAGTTGGTCAACATCGGATTAGTTGAATACGGATCGTACTGTTCTCCCTGTGCGTTCTGACCTGTTTTAATCACACGGTCCTTTATCATTGTATCAGCCGTCTGAGCTACTTCTAACATGACATTGCCCCAGTCTGACACAGTCTTATCAACTATAAATTCAATCCTCCGTATCGCTTCGTCTGCTTTCATATCAACTGAGTTCTCCGGCGCAGCCCCATTGGTGATTTACACTTCAAGCAATCATTACGCTCATCATCCATATTCTGAGCAATCCAGTCCATCAGTACGGCGTAACGTTTATTATAGTACATCCGGTTTTCATTCAGAGCCTCAGTTCCCAAAAGAGTATAACGGCTTACCTCTCCGGTGTCCATTATGTAATTCGTAAGGAACTCACCCGTCTTGTAAAGAATAGCCCATGCCATTGCAGCATCAAGTTCATTGTTCACGAAGTCGCTGTCATCAGTACAAAGAGCATCAAAGATATTACAAGTGAAGTTGCCGTGAAGGATCATCCCTGAGGCTTCGCGTACAGTCGGCCAATCTTCCCTTGCGGTCAAGTCATCGCCATAAACACCTGCGACCATAGCCCATTCAGTCCAGCGGTCACGCGATATGCGATAGCACGGATCATCAATACAGAAGCACCACTTATACCCGCCGCAACCGCAAGTCAGTTTATTCGAATACGGAAGCCCAACGGGTGAGATCAGAAAATAATAGTTCCGGTCAAGGTTAAATTCAATATCTGCTATGTCAGTCCGGTGAGGCCGTCCGGCTTCTGAGGTCAGCGGAATGGTATAAAGCAGGTCATACTCATCATAAATAAGCAGGTTAACCGCCTCAGTTGAATTAAGAATCAATGACACCCCGCGAAGAATAAACTTACCGCCCCGGATGTCTGAATACATCCTCACCCCGTAATAAGTCGAGCCGCTTATGGTTCGCGTGAATGATTTGCCCCCTATGTCACCCGTGAAGCGTTTGCGAGTTGGTTCTTTGTAGTTAGTCAACTCCATCATGAGATCGGTCTGGAACGTGCGGATAGCGTTCTCTCGTGCACGGGTCATCTTCTCCCACAGCGTTGTAGAGTTATCGGTGTTGTCGAGTATCCTCAGGGTCATCCCTTGCAGCTCATCGACATATAACCCCGAAAGACTCTCGGAGTAATTCGCAGGATAAGCATCGTCGATGCACGTATCATCGGTTCGCGTGAACCCTACAACGGAATCCCAGCATGGAGGTAATGCACTCATTTCTTTATGGTTTTTGGTCTGCGGATTGTCCTGCGCGAACCGCAGTTACATTTACTTAATTCTTCCATAGTTCAAATAACAAAGGATATCCCAAAATTAGAATATCCTTTGTCGTGTTATTCAAACATAATGTTTTTATTATGAGCAGGCAAATGCTAATACGCCCGTGTTGGTTTCGTCGCACGGCAGCGGATTTTCGGCAAACAGCCCGTGAAGCTGAACCTTTGCGGCAAGGTAGAACTCATTTTCAACACAAGTCTCCTGAGTGATGATGTCATAATACACACCAGGGATGTTGTTTGATGGTTCTGACCACAGAGCATAAACACCGGCTTCGGGAACAGCATTTGCAGCACCAAGCGGATTCCATGCTTTGTTGATGAACGCAACGGCGGTCTTATGCAGCAGGAACGTATAGTTCGGAGCAACAGCCTCGACGTTCTCTGGGTCCTGGTAAATCTTCCGTATCGTTCCGATCTTTGACATTGCGGCACGTCCGGCCTCAGTCATTGATTCGTGCATCCTGTTAAAGAGAAGCTGATACAGATTGTCTCCGGTCAGAAGGTACGGTGACTTGAATTTGTTGTACCTGGTAACAAGATTGAAATAACCCCAGATTGAATCGTTCCATGAAGCGGCAGGAATAGTCGTCAGCGCACCGGCAACAGTTCCAACACCGCCAGTGTATGCGTTCGTACCAGCAGCGGCAAGAATACCTGTTACGATATACTGAGCCAGCCACTCATCGAGAGCTTTCTTGTGCTGAAGCATATTAAATGCAAAGGCTTCTGCCATCTCGATAGTCCTCTCGCGGTAGGCACGTTTCGGCATCTTAAACTTCGTCTCACGAAGGCACTCAATTTCATACTCCTTACAGATCGGGTCAGCATCTTCGCCGTCAATCGTACAGTCGTCAGTACACGCAGTCGTGGTGATGTCACACTTCTGAAGCCACTCAAGGCTCACGGTGCGTTTCTTCTTTCCGGTCAGTTCTGTCATTGAAATCTGCTGATTCTCCAGCACGGCCTTTGCAGCCTCGACGTCACCGATAAGATCAATGTTTGCAATGGGATCAGTCCACATCTGTGCGGCTTTTCCCTGGTAGGTGGCTAAGAAGCCACAGTCAACAGTTCCTATTGTACTCATTGTTTTTTAGATTGGTAAGACTCCATAACTTTTGCTTGTTCTTCCGGTGTCTTAGCCTCTCTCATCTTCTGAATGAACTCTTCTTCGTTGCGCGGTGCGGCAAAATTGCTTTGTGTCTGTTGGTTTGCGGCACTTGACCTGCTCTCGGCTGTCTGGAAATCAAAGAATTCGGCAGCGGTTTCTTTTACCAGGTCTGCAAATGATTTGTTATAACCGTGTGAGTCCTGAAGCGGTTTCCCGTCCTTCAGAACTACAATCATGCCGTCCTGCTGCTCTGTGAAGTCGTACGCACGGAGGTCCTCAATGTATTTCTCTTTCCATTTCTGGGCTTTCTTTGCATCTTCGGGCAGTATTGGACGCAGGTTATCAAGTTCAGCAAAAGCACGTTCTTTGACTTTAGAAAACATCGATTCCCTGGCGTGTTTCAGCTCCAGATCTTCGATCTTCTTTTGCCATTCCTTGTCTTTTGCCTTCAGCATACGGTCGCTTTCGCTTTTCAGTTTCAGATACTCCGGGTGAGCCGTAATATCTTCATCACCTTTGCCTTTAACTTTTTCGAGTTCAGTTGTCAGAATGAAATCAACTAATTCAACTCCGGTTAAATCGGAGTCAACACCAAACTTATCCTTCAACTGCGCCTCCATCTTGCTTGCCACTTCTTTCTGGCCTCGCTTATATTGGCTCGCCTGATCCTCTTTGAGTTTCGTTACTCTCGCGGTATCGGCTTGTTCAGCTGCGGTTAAGGAGGTCAACTCCCCGGCCTCGTTGTAAAGGCTGGCCAATTCCTCGTCGTCCATTTTTAAGGTTTTGGACAAAAACCCATTGAGCTTTTTCTGTTCAGCTTCAGTCATTTTTTATTCTTTTTAGTTTGTATTTCCGGCATCAGAATCTCCTTATTGATTACAGGCTTCTTTATGATGACCATTTCTTTCATTGTGAAGTTTTTGGCTTTGCCGTGTTCCTTCAACCAATCCCATTCTTCATCGGTGATGAACTGGGTCTGCTTTGTCCGTTTGGAGGTTATCTCTTTCATTTCTTTTTGGCTCTGGGTTTCGTGACTTTCCTTGCAGGTCGTTCTGTAATCATCGGACCTTCGGGCGGCGGGGCGTCGAGTATCTTAGCCGCCTCAGTCTTTTTGATAGTCAGTTCTTCCGGCTTCTCAACCTTCACGTTAATCTTCGGAATCAGAATCGGTTTGCTCAGTTCAATAGGCTTAGAGATGTTCAGATCAGATACCTTTGCAGCCCCGAAATATTCCTTTGCCATTTCGTAAGCAGTAGGAGACAGTTCGAGTATCTTTCCCCGAACTACACATTTAATCTTTTCCTTTGCCATTGTTGAAATTATTTGTTGTAAAGTTATACAATTTTCTTTTACACAAAAAAATTTATTTTGCAATGATTTTCGTCATGTCCTGATATGATAATTATCATATTTAAAATAATGGGCATAAAAAAAGAGGCCATTTCTGACCTCTGTTTAACTTACCTTAATTCACCAAACCTCTAACTACCCTACCATACCTCACCCGGCCCTGCCACGCCTCAACTGCCAAACCTCACCATGCCACGCCCAGACTTACCGTACCAGAACCCACCTTGCCGCACCGTGCCTCGCCTCACCCGTCCTAACCGCTCCTGCCATGCCTCACCGCACCGGACCTTACCAGACCTTATCTCGCCAGACCTCACCATGCCAGACCGCAACTCAACGCACCATGACTTACCTCGCCAAACCTCAACTGCCAAACCTGACCAAAACGCGCCGCACCAAACCTGACCTCGCCACGCCGTACCGTACCATGCCTCACCGCACCAATCCTCAACTGCCAAACCTTATCTCGCCCTACCTCACCAAACCTTACCAAATCAGACCTTAACGCAACTGCCTTGCCTTACCTAACCGTACCGTATCCCGCCACGCCTTTCCCAACCATCCGTAACTGCCAAATCAAACTACCTCAATAGCCTTATCAATGAAGAACAAAACCTTATCAAACTCTTTATAAGTTTTCAGCTTGCTCTTCATAGTATTGAGCTGCCTCAATATACTGGCACGTACGAAATCAACATCCTCATTAGTGAAGGTATCAACACTCTTATATCCCTCCGAACGTGTAGTGACCTCAAAAACAGCTATCTCTCTCGGTTCTCCGTCAGTTATTATAGTCACCTCAATATTATTCAGAATAGTGCGGGCCTGTTGGAGCCTCCAATTATAGGCGGCCTTGTTGTCATCCCACTCAAAGAGTTTGTGCAATACTGATTCGGAATTTTCTGCCGCACGAACAACAACTTCCGGCGTTAATATTCTATTGACTTTCTGTAAACGGGTCAACTCTTCGACGACAAGGGCGACATCAACACCCTTGCCAAGTCCTTCTAACTTCCATTTATAGCCTTCCATTATTTTTCCTCCGTCAGTTTAAAACGACCATAACCAAACTTGCCTTTCTCTGGTCTCATTTCACCAATTCCACAGGAGTACCCCGCAGCTTTTACAAGCTGGTATACCTGATCAAGTGAAATCATTCCAGCATTGAACTCAATGGTAAGAGTTGCACTCCACTCAGGATACTCCGGGCGGTAGCGTACGTCAGCGGATCCCATACCAACGCGCACCATATCAGTCCGCATCCGGCTCTCTCCTATAATCCTGACAAGCTGTGTTTCTTCACAGTCTGCTTTTACGAAGAATGACATTCCTGCATCCTTCATAACCATACCGATAATCTTTGCGCCACGAATCATTGCAGCTTTGAAACCAGCCGCAGGAAAACCATCCCATCCATCTGCCGAGATGTGCTTCGCGCCTTCGTAGTCAGCCTGAGGATCACGGATGTCGTGCTTCTTGTTTTGAGCCTTACCCGCCTGTTTCTCCTCAATCTGTTTACGGGCCTTCTCACTAAACTTGTGAACAATAAGCGGAGAAATCCCAACAATAGGAATTTGTACTTCATTAATACTAAATTCCTTCACTTCAACTGTTTGTTTTTTCATAACATTTATTATAAATTTAAAGGGGCCAATCGTGTGAGAACCGGCCCCTTCAGGTTATAACCCTAATGTCTTTATTTGCATTTCTCACACAAACGCAAGTCAAAGATAAACAATATTTCAAATAAACAACTATTTATCAATATTTTTTTTCAAGTCTGGCCGCATTTCGTATGCGAGTTCTTCTAAAATCCACCCCAAATGATGCCTACAATTAAAACCACCCCGATGAATTAAAGGCTGATAACCCTCAAATTGTGCAATATACGACGGAACTGCATTCTTGTCTTTCTGCTTAATCTTATAGTCGGGAGGATAAACGCCTTTTGCCGGTGTCCACTCTCTCCACTTCTCAGCTTCGGCACGTGACCAGACTTTGCCATCTAATGCGACACAAAAATCCCTGCTGTCCTGAATCCTGCCTCCGAGATAAATAAAATATTTCATCCCAGTTTCGTCAGCCAAAGAGGTTGAATAAGCTGAATCGTACTGCATATACAAATCATGTGCAAATCTATTCA